TGTCAATGTATTAAAGCATATATCTCTGGTCACTTCATCCGCCGGACCTACATACTCACATCTTACATCTTCACCTTCAAACACCTTGTGTCTTGTAAGGTCATCGAACTGTTTGCTTCCATCGCTTACTGATACATTCAATTGATGTGTTTTAAGGTTAATGGTTTCAGCTAAACGTGCCACTATTTGTGAAGGACGTTCACCCGATACGATACCTTTGAACAATCCATCTTTTAAATCGTTAGCGTATGTTGCCGCTTTTCCCAAAAGGTTTTCTGCTTCTAAATCCTGTAATAATTGAAGTTGCCCGACTGTTGCACCTCGTACTGTTTTGATTCCACGTCTGGCAGCTTCTTTTGCCACTTCTTCAACTTGTCCTTCATAGGCATCCATTAAACCATTGACAGCGTTTGAATATCCTCTATCCAATAACTCTTGAAAGAAATCCAATTCCTTTGCAATCGACACAAGTTCTGAATCGGACAACTTATCCATTCGCTTTGCAATCATTTTCAAATCATTGAGAAGTCTTTTCTCAATACCTTGAATTTGATTCATAAATCTATCTACGGGATCAGCCACCTAATATCCTTTGCAATGGTGTTGTTGGTTGTTGTGCTTCTGCTTCTTGCTTTTTATTCTCGTCCACTCTGTTTATAAGAGTATCTAAATCTTCATCTGAAATATCTGGATTAAAGTGTCTTATCAAGTCCGTTCTATCCATTAAACCTTTGTCAAGCATAAACTCAAGACGTGCAAACTCTTGTGCTTGATCTGTTGGAAATTCTACCTCTGCGAAGTCCACACCATAATTTTCACCCATATCTTTACCCGTATGAACACGGATAATCTCACGATCCACTTCATATCTTTCGTGTTCCCAATCTTTCCATATTGGTATGTCTGATATGCGAGACTCTAAATTCTCCATTTCTAATATCCTCAATGCCGCACCGCTTGGTGCATTGCCCGACTCGTCCCACTTGATGCGAAGATGGTTATTGATAGCCGTTTGATTGGCGAATGACTTGCTTACTTCAATCATTTCTTTTAGTGAACCGGGATTGCCAACAAAAGAGAACGATGCTCCTTCCGGCAATAATAAAACACGATCAATTCCAAGCTTCATCTTTGTTGCTTCTTCGATACCCGTTGCCACAGGCTGTCCAAAAGCAAAGCGTTCTGCCAATGCAATCTCTGTGTTTGCAATACCTATCTGTACGGCTGCTCTTATCACATCCGATGCACTTGTACGATAATCAACAAACGTAACAGGCATTATGCCGTATGGATTGATATTGTCGTTGTTCACTTGTATTGTTCGTCCCGCTTGGTCAAACTTCATGTGAATACCTGGTACACCATCACGTGCTTCCGACCAGAATACGAATATGCGATTGTTTTTTGCATCACGACCTACTTCATAAGACACACCGAATGGTTCTGATTCACCTTCAACAAAGTATCTTTTAAAGTATGGAATAATATCATAATCTAATTGGTCACGTCCCCACTTACTGCGGAACGCCATTGATCCTGTTAGCCACGCCGTTTCATTGAACTCTCTTGCCTTTGTATCAAGATGATGTGCTATTTCCATATAGTCGTTTGCTTGTTCGCCTCCGACCATCCGCTTCGGTGGATTCTTGTATATCATATTCCTTGCACGTGCGAAACGGGGAACGATCTTCTGTGGAAAAGGCGGCACTTGTTGTAATGTGGAAGGGGAGAACCATTGTTCAATGTGCTGATCCACGTTCCGATGGTAATAAAAATCCAAAGCGGTTTCTCTTTCCGCATTCTCTTTTTCTTCAAATCCTTTTTGTGCTCGTCTTACTGACTCAAGCACAACCTTTTCTGAAAGGTCGGGTAACACTATATCATTAACTGTCATCATGCTTCAAACATCCAATTCTTATACATATTTGTACTCACTCTTTGAGTGTTAATCAATCTCTTTGCTTCCCTTTTAATTCTTTTATCCAGATATAAACCATACGCCCATAATCCAATAAACAAGACATTCAATGCCACCGATACACCAAATAAGAACGCTACCATGTGACACTCTCCATTATTCTTCGTCTTGCCGGGAACAATCTATTGATCCCATACCCGATTGCATCACTCGCATGGCTCTGGGTACTGTCTCGTTTATCAATATCGTTTCCGTGCCACACGTTTCGTTCAAAGTCCATGATTAAATTAGGGCAGTTCTCACAAGAGAAGTTGCTATCACGTATCAACTTATTAACTGAATTGACACGTTCACGAACAGGTGGATTGGCTTTCGGTGCTGATATGGTATAACCTGGGTGCGACCTAATGATCTGATGGTCCGATGCCACCGCAGAAGAACGCCTTGCACTTCCCGAACTATCCGGATATACCTTCGCTTCCGGGTATCTCTTAACCAATTCTTCAACCATGTCATACGTTGTTGCGTTCTTTAGTCTTACTTCATCGAATACGTGTATCCAATTTGTTCCTATGTAGAATATCTCCGAACTCATTGCATCAACATTGAAGTCCATCGCAATACCAATGGGAAGGTTCTCGTTCTTTAGATCGGGACGTTTGACAACGTGCTTATCTCTGTCGAAGTCTTTATATACTCGACCTTGTGTAAGATTAACGAACTTACCGTGTACATACGCTTCAATCTGTTCTTCTGAATATGCTTGTAATAAACTCTGCTTGTAATCGTCTGGTAAGTGTGGGTTGTCTAATGTAGAAGCCTGTATAACACCAATGTCAATGTCTGGATCATTGGCTAACGTGAATCCCCAATTCAATTGCTCTGGTGTTCCTGTTAGGAATATCTGTGATTTAGTGGCTTCTGGGTGTCTTACGCGTGCAATCATTTGTTCAAAGACCTCACGCTTTTGTATAAATGGTTCATCTATAACCGCCCATCCAATGTTAGGTCCACGCAATGAATCGGGTTTGTCCCCAGAGCCGAGCCACAACTTTCCTCCCCAATTGTGAAAGATGAACTCACTTCGTTGTTGGTTGTATGTGTAATCAATTGCAGCACGGTTACATAGTTCTTTCAGCGTTATAATTATCGTCTTGGTCGCTAACTGATGTGAAGGTGACACGTACATTCCCGGTATTGGACTGTTTAAATAACTCATGTACAGGGATTTCAATGCTCCGATATACGTCTTGCCCGATCCGTAACCGCCAATCAATAGGACAATCCTGTTGGGCATATCCCAGAATTGCCGTTGATGTTTGAGCATATTGTCTTTTTTTATTCGAAACTTCACTCAATGATTATCTCGTCCTTTGTAACGTGTTGTTCTACTCGTTCCAATGCCTTGCCCTCTGTACGATCAGCTATGAACTGAACCGCCCACGATTTGCCTTCTAATGCGTATTGAAATACTTTATACATTACCACATCAAGTTTGCTCTTGCCATCTGTTGTGCCTTCTTCATCGCCTATCTTGCGAAGTATGTCCGGTATTGATTGACTTCCCTTTGGTCTGCCATTAGGATTGCCAGACACACCCGGTTTGAATTGCCCATTGGCTTTCCTGTTATCGCCTGTAACATCAGGCATTTGCTGCCTCGAATCTTTCTGCTTTGTTTCCTGTATAATCTTCCCATCGCTTTACAATTACATCGCAGTAATGTGGATCAATCTCCATGCCATAACACTTGCGTTTTAATTTTTGACAGGCTATTAAAGTTGAGCCAGAGCCAAGAAATAAATCAATAATAATATTTTTTTCATAACTGCTGTTTGTAATTGATTTTTTAACAAGCTCAACTGGCTTTGTGGTTGGATGCAATTTAGAAGAAGATGGCTTTTGTATATCCCAAACATCCGATTGTTTTCTATCTTTTAATGGTTTTAATCTTGATTGACCATTTAACCATCCATACCAGATGGGTTCATACTTCGTGTGGTAATCTTTTCTGCTTATAATTAGTGAACTTTTATTCCATATTATTGTGCTACTCCAGTGATAATTATTTTCACTTAACAAAAGCATTAAATTTCCCCATTCTTGAG